AAGCGAGACTATAAAGAGGCTTATGAGACTGGTGATCCTGACGCGATCATAGCGGCTCAAGAAAAGCTAACCAACCTTAATCTGGAGAAGAACAAGGTTGAAAGCTATAAAGTTCCAAAGCGCCAAGCTCCGGAAAAAGCTCCTGTCATGGAGACAAAAGCAGAAGAAGCGCCTCAAGTAAGGGAGCCTGATGCAAAAACAAAAGCATGGGCTGATGAGAACCCTTGGTTCGGTGATGATTCTGAAATGACAGGATACGCATTTGGCGTACATGAAAAATTAGTCAAGCAAGGACTGAACCCTCAGACCCAATCTGACGATTATTATAAGGCGATTGACGAGTCTATGCGTCAGCGCTTTCCAGACAAGTTTGATGTGCAAGAAGTTGAGGAAGCACCTGTACGTCAAACTGGTTCCGTGGTTGCCCCCGCTACTAGGAGTGCAAAAAAACCACGCAAGGTGCAACTGACCTCAACGGCTGTCGCTCTCGCCAAGCGATTGGGCCTAACCCCAGAGCAATATGCGGCGCAACTTATGAAGGAGCAATCCAATGCCAGATAGATCAAACCGTCAGTCTAAAACCCGTGAAACCACGGAGCGCAAAAAAACTTGGACTCGGCAGTCTATGTTGCCCACACCCGATCCTAAAGATGGTACTGAGTACCGCTGGATCCGCACATCAACCCTTGGTAATGCAGACAATACGAATGTATCTTCCAAGTTTCGTGAGGGCTGGACACCTGTTAAGTCAGAGGATCATCCTGAATTAAAAGTTATGTCAGACATTGACTCTCGTTTTGAGGGGAATGTTGAGGTTGGGGGTTTGCTACTTTGCGAAAACTCAACCGAATACGTTGAGTCACGGCGCGAAGCGCACGATGGCATGAACGCAAATCAAATGGATTCTGTAGATAACAACTATCTACGTCAATCGGATCCTCGTATGCCGCTTCTAAATCCAGAACGGTCTACAAAAACTTCGTTTGGTAAGTGATCTCTTTTAGGGGCGCTTACTGTAATTTAATGGCTTAGAATTGAAGGAGAGATGATATGTCTTCAGTAGCCGCTCCCTTTGGTCTGCGCCCGATTGGTCGCCACGACACTGGTTCTTTGGAAGTATTCCGCCAGTTTCCTATCGCATCAGGTTATGCAACTAATATCGCAATGGGCGATATTGTGCAACTTGTTGACGGTGGCACGGCAACAACAATCGAAAAGCAGTCCGCAGTAGGAACTTCAGCAATAGACCTAGTAGGTGTGTTTATTGGCTGTAAGTTTACAGACCCTAATACAAAGCAAATGACTTTTTCTCAGCTTTGGCCCGCATCAACTGTTGCGTCTGACGCAATGGCATATGTGGTAGATGACCCGAATGTTCTGTTTGAAATTCAAGCAGACGGTGCGCCTACAAACGTAGGTGACATTTACGGCAAAAACTGCACTCTTATCCAGACAGCCCCTAACACTGATCTAAAAATCAGTCGTGTGGCATTGGACATTTCTGAACTTGCTACAACCGCTACAGATCCAATCAAAGTGATTGATTACAAAGGTGGCGATCAAGGTGACGAAAAAGGTTCCGGTTTCCCGATTCTGGTTTGTAAGTTCAACTACCACCAGCTGACAACAGCGGCTGGCGCGGCATAAGGAGTGTAAACAATGGCTATTTCTCGCGCACAACTCCTGAAGGAACTTTTGCCCGGTCTAAACGCACTGTTTGGTTTGGAGTACGACAAGTACGAAAACGAACATGCAGAAATCTATGAAACTGAGACATCAGAGCGTAGCTTCGAGGAAGAAGTTAAGCTGTCAGGTTTCGGTGCCGCTCCGGTAAAGCCGGAAGGTTCAGCGATTTCCTATGACAATGCACAGGAATCCTTCACTGCTCGTTACAACCACGAAACGGTTGCAATGGGTTTCTCTGTAACTGAAGAAGCAATGGAAGATAACCTATATGACGCGCTTTCAGCACGTTATACTAAGGCTCTTGCTCGCGCTATGGCTTACACAAAGCAAGTCAAAGCCGCTTCTCTGTTAAACAACGGCTTCACCACTTTCCAGTCTGGCGATGGTGTAACCCTGTTTAATGCTAATCACCCAACTGTACAAGGCGGCAACAATGCAAACCGTCCAGCAGTTGCGGCTGATTTGAACGAAACATCTCTAGAAGATGCAGTTATCAACATTGCGGCTTATGTCGATGAGCGTGGTCTTTTGATCGCGGCTCGCCCACAGAAGCTAATTGTTCCGCCTGCACTGATGTTTGTTGCAACTCGTTTGCTTCAGACTGATGGTCGTGTCGGTACTGCTGATAACGACATCAACGCTCTTCGTTCAAACGGTTCGATCCCAGAAGGCTTCTCAGTCAACCACTACCTGACTGACACAGACGCCTTCTTCTTGACAACTGACGTTCCAAACGGCATGAAGCACTTTGTCCGTACAGCAATGGCAACATCTATGGATGGTGACTTTGACACAGGCAATGTTCGCTACAAGGCCCGTGAGCGTTACAGCTTTGGCGTTTCAGATCCACTAGGCATTTACGGCTCACCGGGCGCGTAAATTGTACTATGGTACAAACTTTTGCGAGGGCGGCTTTCGGGTCGCCCTTTCTTTTGTTATAATGATTTAGAACCTTGACAGTCACATGGTGTGGCTGACATTTGCCAAGACAAGGAGTTCCTCATGGCTAACACTACCTTTTCGGGGCCGATTATTTCTACTAACGGCTTCCAATCTACTGGCATAGCATTTGCCGATCTTCCCGCCGCATCAACCACAACAGGTCGTATCATCTTCTGCTCTGACGCTCGCAAAGCGGCTGAGGGCGCTGGCAATGGTACTGGAAATCTTGTGTTTTCTGATGGCACCAACTACATCCGCGTAGACACAGGCGCAACAGCAACCGCTTAATGGGAGGCTGTTATGGCTGATGTAAAAGCATATAATCACGCACAAGGCGCGGCGGCGGCTCTAGTGGGGCCGTCCAGATCTAGGATCAAAGGCATTCTTGTTTACGCTACTGCGGTGACAGCCTTTACTCTCAAAGACGGTAGCGCAACTGGCGAAACTCTTCTTGATATCACTATTGCGGCTGGCTGGAATGATGTTTTTCTTCCAGATGACGGTATTTTGGCTAGCAATGGTGTTTATGTTCATGCCTTAACTGGCTCTGGAAGCAAATTAACTTTATTGTTGGGTTAATATGCCTAGGAAAAAAGAAACGCCAATAAAGACCTCTGTGAAGTCTGGGAACTTCCGCGCTACAAAAAAGGGCGCGGGAATGACCAAAAAGGGTGTTGCCGCTTATCGTAAAGCAAACCCCGGTAGCAAGCTAAAGACAGCAGTTACAGGAACCGTAAAAAAGGGTAGCAAAGCGGCAAAGCGCCGTAAGTCCTTTTGTGCGCGTTCTGCTGGTCAAATGAAAAAGTTTCCTAAAGCGGCTAAAGATCCAAATAGTCGTTTAAGGCAGGCTAGAAAAAGATGGAAGTGCTGATGGCTGAAAAAGTAGAAATTACTGTTGCCAGAATTGAAGAGCGATTAACACAGCTTCAAGATGAAGTTCGGCACGTTCATAAAGAGGTTTCTGATCTGAAGGCGCAAGCTAACAGATGGAAGGGAGCTTTCTGGGTTATGCTTGCTGTTGGCGGAATAGTTGGAAGTATAGCTCATTTATTTATTGGATGGGTAAGATGACCATTAACAGAACCAGCATAGGTTCTCAGTTGAAAGGCAATAAGATGAAAAAGAAGCCAGTCAAAAAGGCAAGCATGGGGAAGTTTTTAGAAACATTCTCTCCAGCTTATAGCATCATGAAGGGCAAAGGCCCTATCTCGGAGGGCATGAGCAAATTAGGTGGCGCAGGCCTTGGCGGTATAGCAGGGGCATTGGCAAGCTCTCAAAGAAACAAGAGAGCCGCACCTAATCCTATGGCGGCTACACCAGCCGCGCCTATGGCCTCTAACGCCGCCACGCCAATGACGCCCATGAAGGCTGGCGGAAAATTAGGCCGTGGCGATGGTTGCGCTGTTAAAGGCAAAACAAAAGGAACAATTAGATAATGGACAAGAAGTCTGTAACTGCTCCAAAGGGGTTTCATTGGATGAAGTCAAAGTCAGGCTTCAAGTTAATGAAGAATCCTTCTGGTGGCTTTAAGCCACATAAAGGAGCGAGTTTAAAGGCGACCTTTCCAATTCAAAAGGTTCACAAATGAGAAACTATAGACGCGAATATCAGACCTATCAGGGGTCTGCCGCGCAGAAAAAACGCAGAGCCAGTCGTAATGCCGCAAGAGCAAAGATGATTAAGCTAGGCAAGGTTAAGAAGGGCGATGGCAAAGATGTCGCTCATAAGAACGGTAATCCTAGGGACAACAGAGCTAAGAACCTAAAGGTAAGCTCGACAAAAAGTAACAGGTCATTTCCTAGAACTAGGACTGCTGGTAAGCGTAACAAGAGAGATTAATGAAGGTTACAAATGTATGTATCAAGCGGAAACGGATTCGCCGTCCCGGTAAGCACAAGAAAAATACTAACAAGCGAAACAAACCAAAAGACTTCTTCGGTTAGAGTTCATTGTAGACGGTGCAATCGGTGTGGTGAGGAGTTAAAGACAGTGTTTGTGCATGGTCATGAGCAGTGTTTAGCTTGTAATTCTGTGGTTCAAGATTGTTGTCAAGGAGATATCTGTGCGTAGATATAGATCTGGTGGGAATACTGGTTACAAGACTTCTGATGAAGTTCTTGGCGCAGGAAAGTCTGTAAGGGCATCTGGTCAGTCAGTTAGGGGTAATACAATCCCTACTGGTACAGGCGCTAAAGCGCAGATGGCGAAACAAAAGAAGATTGTAGCGGCACAGTCCAAAAAGGGTGCCAATATAAAAATGGCTAAGTTTCCTAGAGCAACATCAGAAAAAAGCCCGGATCAGAAGCAAATGGATATGGCTATGAGGGCCATGAAGCTCGGAAGAAGCAAGCCAGTGTCAACTGCAAAGAGCGGAGGTAAAACGAAGTCTAGTGTCAATAAGTCAGGCAATTATACTAAGCCGTCTCTTAGAAAGCGGATCTTTAACAGAATCAAGGCGGGCGGCAAGGGCGGGAACCCCGGTCAATGGAGCGCAAGAAAAGCGCAAATGCTGGCGAAGGCTTATAAGAAAGCTGGCGGCGGTTACAAGAATTAAATTTATCTTTCGGGAGAGGAAAGTGATGAACAAGAATGGATCCATTATCAGCTTTAGCCGTTGCTCAGACTGCGTATGCGGCTATTCGCAAGGGATTCCAAGTAGGTAAAGAAGTAGAGTCCATGTCAGCGGATCTAGGACGCTGGATGGGAGCTATTAACACGGTTAAGAACAGCCACGAAAAGGCAAAGAAAAGAAAATTTGGGAGCATTGAAGAGGAAGCTCTTGAAACATTCGCCGCCAAGAAAAAAGCAGAGGCGATGGAACACGAATTAAGAACATTTGTTAACATGCATTATGGCCCCTCTTCGTGGCAACAAGTTATAAAAGTTCAGGCTGATCTTAGAAAGCAAAGAATGGCTGAGGCGGCTAGAATAAGACAACAAAGGGAAGAGATAGCTGTCTGGATTGTGGTTATCTTGGGGATAGCAGTTCTAAGTGTTATAGTAATATTTGTATTATGGAAACTTATCAATGGCTCTTAAAAAACCACAAAGAAGTTTAAAGGCTTGGGGCAAGCAAAAGTGGAGGACTAAAAGTGGTAAAAACTCCACCCAAGGATCAAAAGCAACCGGAGAACGTTATCTTCCGGCATCAGCTATTAAAGCCCTCTCGGCTAAGGAATACGCGGCCACCACCCGTGCTAAAAGAAAAGCAACTAAGGCTGGTAAGCAAGTCTCCAAACAGCCTAAAAAGATACGAGCTAAAGTGAAGCCGCATAGGAAGGTCAAGTAATGGCTGTAGTAACACCAGACTTACCAGAAATTTTTGAAGAAGCGTTTGAACGTGCAGGGCTTCAAATGACAACTGGCTACGACCTAAAGACAGCTAGGCGTAGCCTTAACTTATTGACATTGGAGTGGCAAAATCGTGGGCTTAATCTCTGGACTATTGACGATGGTACGATATCCCTTACAGCAGGCACAGCAACTTATTCCATGCCTGCTGACACTATCGACCTCATTGAACATCAAATTAGAACGGGTACAGGTACAAATCAGGTGGATACAAATGTGGAGCGCATTAGCGTTTCAACGTATGCAAAACAATCTGTCAAGAATACTGAGGGAAGACCTACCCAGATTTACATTGATCGCCAAGCAACGTCTGTCAGCTTTACTTTATGGCCTGTACCAGACTCTGGCACATACACTCTCTCGTATCATAGACTTCGTGGCATCTCTGGCATCTCGTCTGGTATAGGTTCTGTAGCAGATGTGCCGCCAAGGTTTGTTCCTTGCTTGGTATCAGGTTTGGCTTACTACATTGCGATGAAGAAGCCTGAAGTGGCGGCGCGTGTGACACCGCTTAAACAAGAGTATGAGTTCCAGTTCGAGCTTGCCGCTGGAGAGGATACAGACTCATCATCAATGAAGTTCGTGCCATACGACACGTTTTATCTAGGAGGTTAACATGAAAAAGAAATCTATGGGTTATAAAGATGGCGGGAAAATTCCCACACCTAAGCCAAGACCAACTAAGCGTCAAAGAGCCAAGAGCAAAAGAACAAGCACCCTTACTGGGCAAATAGATGAGATAATGAACCCCGGCGGTCGTGACTCAAGAGCAAACAAGAATAATCCTAGAAATGTTCCTGCTCTTAGTGAGGTGCTTCAGGGAACATATAGACATGCAAAAGAAAAGGTGAAGGATATGGCGTCTCCGATGAAGTCTGGTGGGAAGATGAAAAAGAAAGTTACGGGATACGACAAAGGCGGCGCTGTTACAAGAGAGCAGAAGCTCGCGGCTTTGCGTAAAATTATGTCGTCAAAAGGCGGCTCAAGTTCCAGCGCCAAAAGTATGGAAAAGATGCTAAAGGATATTGGTTTTCCTATGAGCAAGAAGTCTGGTGGGTCGATGAAGCCTGTGCCAGCAGGGAAAAAAGGATTGGCTAAACTTCCCAAGCCAGTTCGCAATAAAATGGGCTACGCCAAGAAGGGTGGGCCAGTAAAAGCGGCAAAGAGTGGCGGATCATGTCGTGGTGGCGGTGCCGCTACGCGGGGCAAGGGTTATAGCAAGGCGTAATAGATGTCGTATGCGAAGGGTAAAAGAGCATTCGGTTTTTGCGACAGGACTGGCGGCAGATACAAGCTGACAGACCTAGTTGATGAATATCAGAATGGAATCAAGACTGGCCTGAAGGTTGGAAGGGATGTGGTTGATCAAGACCATCCTCAAAACTTTCTGGGCCGCTTGCGTATAAATGACCCTCAAGCATTGTTAAACCCTCGTCCTGAGAGAAAAATAGAGTCTGTAACTGTTAAATTGCCAGCTTTTGACTCTGCTACTTTGAAGACCGTTCCAGTTCCTTTTTTAAGAGCAAAGGCTGGTGAGCTAAAAACAACAGGAACAACAATTCCTACCAATGTAAGGGTTATTCTTACAGGGGTTGCTGGTCAAGGCAGAGTTGGCACAATTCCATTTCCTCAAAATATTATAGTTCCGCTTACTGGGGTTTCTGCTCAAGGAGCAGTCACAGTTCCGATTGCTTCTGTTTCAGGAGGTTTAGCGGCGACTTATACCATTACTGTTGCTAATCCCGGAAGCGGTAACAAGTATTACCAAAGCGGCACACTGCCGGGAGCTTCTGGCGTAAACGTAAATGAAGGCTCTACATATCGTTACGATCAATCAGACGCCAGTAATTCAGGCCACCCTCTTCGCTTTTCAACCACGCCCGATGGCACTCATGGCGGCGGATCGCAATACACTACGGGGGTGACAACAGTAGGCACACCGGGAACGTCTGGGGCTTATACTCAGATCACGGTGGCGGTAGGCGCACCAACACTGTATACTTACTGCACAGTTCATAGCGGTATGGGTTACAAGGTGAACACACTTTAGGAGTAAGAAATGGCAATTACCACAACTATGTGTACAAGTTTCAAGCAAGAGATTCTTGAAGCTGAACACGATTTTACAACAGATACATTTAAGATGGCTCTGTATGCCGATACCGCTACACTTGGCTCGGCAACAACAGCGTATTCTACAAGCGATGAAGTCTCTGGCACTGCTTACACTGCCGGAGGGGCAACGTTAACAACAGTAGCGCCAAC